AAGTCAGCCTGAAGTGATGGAACATTGGACACATCAAACTCGAGATAATCGCCTGGTTGTGTTTCTTCGTAGTCAGGCAGGAGCGCGATGGTGAGTGCTTCCGCCATCTGACGCATGAGAGGAATCATGCCGTCCGTCCATGCCGAACGTGTAGCCTGCTCGAGGTTAGAATAGGTCGCACGTTCGAGACCGCTGCCGAGCTGTAGGACGAGCGGATTCAAACCGAGAGCGGCACACACGCGCTCTTCTGGCTTCCTGCGAATTTCATCGAACGCCATCTCACTCGGTTTATGGCTGACCTGCTCGACCTTGAATGGACCAGTCATAACCAGGACAGAACCAGCATTGTCTCCGGTGAAGTCCTGCTGAAGTTTGCGCTTTGTCTGACGTGCATCGTCTTCGGAAAGGTCTTCGACTCCACCCTTGTAATCAGGCCCGACCATGATGGAAGGCATTCCGCCGTTTCGCACCATCCCAAAAGCAGCTGATGCAGCCACGTTGTCGGTCGCGATCTCACGAAGCACGGACGTGATTGGAGAGCGTCCGAATCGTGAGTCTTGCGGATCTCGACCGTATCGAATATGGATAAGGTCCTCGAGCGCGATGTCGTACGACGTTCCATCCACTGTGTACTGGTATTTGATGAGTGGATTCACTTTATTCCCGACAGGACGCATCATGTCGGCGGCGAGGTATTGTAAACCAACGACACGACCAGACACGCGCACTTTGCGGAAGTAAGCATTTCCGAGAAGCTGGTAGTCGGGCAGAATCCACGACCAGACAAGCGAAGGTGGAACATTTGGTGTCGGTTGCGACAAAAGCTGGAGAATCGGATGATCTGCGATTGTCTCGACCTGTCCATCAGGCATCGGTCTGCGGACCGTTGGAACACCTTGAGACCAGTTCCTGATGTACCAGTCCATGCCAATCGCGACGATGCTGTTCAACATCAAGTCGCCAGCCTGGTTCCTCCAGTTGAAACTCGAGCCTGGAAGGTTACGTGTCAGCAGGGACCAGAAGTCTCCGTTTCCAGTGCCAGTGAAGTAGGACGTCTGGCGCTGAATCAGCGGCGGAGGCAGGAGTGAGGATGGTGCCGCAGTCGCTTTGCTGCGGAATCGGTCAAAGAGTCCCATGGTCTTATTGTGTTCCTATCATGTCCTAAACTGCACCCCAGCCACCGCCACGGCCGACGAGCTCGTCGTAGGCATCGGTGAGCGCGTCGACGATGTCGTCATTCTTGCCGAGTGGAAACACTCGAAGCTCATCCAATAGTGTACGGTTCCAGTCGCCCGTGACCATGTACACGTTTCCACCAGCGACCTGACTCGCGAATGGTTCAGCGCGAACGTCCTTCGCACCAGTAACAGGCAGGATGTTCACCGCGCTTCCGTGGAGGAGTCTGAGCATGTGCATGGCTTGACTCTTACCTGCCTGCCCCGGGTCCTGTGGAAGGCGCACACGCACACCGCGTCCATCAAGTGCAGCTGTCTGTTTGATGAGTTTGTCTCGCTGATCTGTCTCGAACTGTCCGCGAACGACATCGAGAATCCAGATGCGACCATCAGCATCGCGACCCATTTTCACACCGACCGTGAAGTCTCCGCTCCCTGCTGTGGCTGCGAGGTCCCAGGCGCGTGACATCTTCTGACAGTTTGGTGTAGACGCTTCGATGGTGATGCGTTCAGTACGGAAGAAACTTCCCTCGCGTGGTGTCGGTCGTTGCTGGTATAGAGCACTCCACCCGTAGTCTCCGGAGTTTGCGACCATGACCTCCTTGATGCGTCCGAGTTCCTTCGTGTCGTATCGTTCAGGCCAGAGAGCTTCGCCAGGCATTCGACCGATCTGGTCAGACTCTTCCGCAATGGCCGGCAGATTCAGCACCGTCCATCGATGCGGTTCACTCGAGATTGCACGGCTGGTGATGTCGTCGTGATGCCAGCGTGTCGACACGATAATGAGAGCGCCCTTCGGTTCTAGGCGCGTGTAGAGGTCGTCCGTGTACCAGTCCCACGCTTTGTCACGAAACAGTGCGGATTCTGCATCCTCGCGACTTCGAATCGGGTCATCGATGATAATGCGCCTGAAGCCCACGCCAGTCGGAGGAGAGCCTACACCACGCGCCATGAAGGTTCCCCCTTCCGGCATTGACCATTCGTCCTGTGCGGTGTTGTCCTTTGAGAGTTTAGTCCTGGACGAAACGATCTGTCTAGACTTCCTGCTGAAGCGTCTCGCGATGCGCTCATTGTAAGCAGTGACCAAGACGTTCGCGAACGGGTCACGCTCGATGCAATAGGCGCCATAACGAACCGTGACTGTCTCAGTCTTCCCGTGACGTGGTGGCATGTGAATCGCGAGTCTGTCAATCTCACCACGTTCGACTGCGTCAAGGTGCGAAGCGATGGCGATGAGATGCCGAGCTGTGTAAGACCAGCCATTCGGGAGCGTATCCCGAAGGTAGTCAAGATAACAGACAGCTGTCTGTGCGCTAGTTCTCGTCTGGACCTTCTGAGGCTGCTGAGAGAAGTTGAACCGAGAAGGTCGCAATCTTCTCATAGAGAGCTGCAATCTGTGCGGCTGATTGGCCATTGACGTATCTCTCGCTTTGCGTTGTCCTGGCGATGACCTGAAGCGCCTTCAGATTATCTTCGAGGACTGAAGCCAGCAGATCGTCGAGCGACACCACAGGCGTCTTTGATTTCTTATTTGTTTCCGACGCGTCGGAAACAGGCTGTTGGTTTCCGACATTCGACGACATGCGATCACGAATCGTGATGATAGTCGTTCTTGGTAAACCGTAAAGCCGAGAAACAACCGTCGGTGTCTGACCTGCCATCAAAGCAGCTTCGACCCGTGCGATTGTTTCTTCGTCGTATATGTTTGGACGTGCCATGCTTCTATTCTGGCGCATCCTGGCGAACTCTGCGTCGATAGTGCATCTGTCCATGGCACAGATAACACAAGACCTGCACGTCTTCCATCTGTTCGCCACCTAATCGGATGTACGTCATGTGATGGACATCGAGCTTGTATCCATCCTCCTGACGCTTGCCACACTGCTCACACGCTCGACCTGAACGCTCGAGTGCTTTGGTCCGAATGTCCTGCCATCGCTGAGATCGCATGTACTTGCGGCGATAGTCTCGCCATGTCTCATCGATGACCGCGCTGGAGGCGCCTATCGCCTTCAGGAGCGAGTAAGTGTTAGCCCATGGCTTCGCCATTATGGACGTTATGATTTTGTCTGTGTCCATTTGATTTCGTCCTTCATCGGATGAAACTCACCGAACATCCAATCATCTGCGAGCATCCATTCCGGATACATGGTGAGTCCCTGGATTGTCTTCGACTCACCATCAGCGTGCATGATGAACGATTCAAACAGGTCGCAATAACGGACATATACCGAATCTTCCCACGTTGCGCGTGTGATTGGTTTACCATACATCAATGGTTCGATAACTTCTGCGAACTTCATTCGACCACCGTCCAATCTCGAGCCAGGACATCAGTCCCAGAAAGAGTCGCGAATCCCTTTGAGATCCACTGTCCACTACCTGTGAGCTCATAACGCATGAGCGCACCTTCGACGAGTCTGAGTTTCCATCGTGCTCCATCGCGCTGCACAGCTGCACCAGCCCGAATGGAATCCATGATGGTGTCGAATGTCTTACGCGTATAACCGACGTTGACACCTTTTCCACAGATCAGGAAATAATCGACGCGGAGTGATGGTTCAGTCGACAACCACTTATTGAAACGTCGTGTGTCGATACCGTGCGACTGTACAGCCTCTCGACGGTCAATCCCTTGGACGACCATGTCTGCGACTTTGGCGACGATGTCTCTCTTCTGGTCGAGCGTGTGGACGATGTCCTTTGGTGTCGATTCGCCACCGTGACCTGCCTCGTTCAGCCACTTCGAGATGATGGCCCGTGGCATTCCGATTTGTGCAGCTGATTTGCTGATGCTATTTCCTTCAGCCATCAATGCGATGACCTTCGCGAGCATCTCTGCCTTCTCTTCCTTTTTGTACATGATTTC